CCATCAGAAGTACCATCACCAAGATCTAATATCTGGGATGCTGGCACATGTACATATTCAGTTCCATTAAACATTAAAAATGTGTTTGTTGTCCTAGCACCAGTGTTTACATCTGGAGCATTTTCTATTTTTGTGGATGCTACAGATTTATTTGAGGCAACAATTTTAATACCATCTTGTTGCCCTACCCTAACTCTAATGTTTGCCATTAGCGAGTAACTCCTTTGCTTACTAGTACCATTCCCTCAACAACTCTTGTCATTGTTGAGGCAGTATCTGTAATTACAACATCATAAACGTATCTACCTTCTTTAAGACTTGCTGTTTGTGTTGTTGACAAACCAATTCTAATTTGCCCTAAGGAAGCATTAGTTATTGCTGCAGTAAATGTCGTAACACCCGTAGCACTGGCGTGCTTTCTCATCTGAGCATTAACGCCGTATCCAGTCAAATTTAAGGCGGAATTTGTGGCGGAATTTTCTAGAGTGAATACTTGATTGAAGTCAGTTCCGCCATTAATTGCAATATTACTAACGTAGACAGACATTTCTAAGTGGTCTTTAGAAGTATTTATGCTAAACCAGAGATAGCAAAATTCTTGATCACTTCTTGTTGCTTGAGATATAATTTAAAGTAAGACTTAGCAAAGTTTTTTAGTTCATCAATATCTAAATCGTCAATTAGGCGAGAACATTTTTCATACTCAAACATTTTGCTCATTGTTTCTAGTTCAATTTTGTCTGGGTCCATTGATGATCTCCATAAGTAGGGTTTTAATTTCACTAATATCTTCTTTTATCTGATCAATTTCTTCTCTTTGACGTTTTTTGTCTGCTCTCATCTTAACATACTGCAAATAATCTGCAGTATTGGTATTTACAATAGCACCTGAATCATTTCGATACAGATGCTTATGCCCTTCAACTCTTTCCATATTATGCTAAAGCAATAACTCTCAAATCTTTAAATCTTGGTGCTCTTGCTTCATTAGTTCCACTCATAACAATCTTAATTTTAAAACCAATGAACTGTTCAAGTTCATCAGAACTGAACTGATATTCTAAAAATTCACCTTCATTACTTGAGCGAACAAATGCGTCTGGTCTTCCATTATTCAATGTGGAATCAACAACTGAGTCACCATATCCATCACCATTGGTATCGGTGAGGTTATCATATCCTGGGAACAATTCATATGCTTGTTCAACTTGGTTAGAGTCTGCTCTGAATAATTGATAGAGAACTCTAAAGTCTGCAGAAGAGTGTCTGTAAGAAGAAACTAGAACCTTAAGCGAGGTTGCTGGTTGTTCTAAATCAACTCTATTTGTAACATAAACAGCGGTGTGAGGATCTTCTTGTGATAGATTAACTCTACCATCAAATGCATAATCACTTATTGGACTATTAAGTCTATTTCTGCCGTAGACAATCGTTGCATTAGAAGCATTTATTGCTGGAGATAGATTTGGATCAGAAGAATTCATAGTAAGTCCAATTGTAAAGGACCTATTCTTTGGTAGACTTGTAAGTCTATTTGTCTCGTTGACTTGAGAAGCAACGAGTCTTGTTGTAGTCAGTTCGTTATTATTATTCAGTTCAACTGACTCATAACCCTGATCAATAAACGAAACTTCAGATCCACCAGCACTTGTTGCAGAAACAGTTCTGATTTGTGAACTGATACTTGTAGTTTCTCCAGGATTCAATAGGTCAAACAGTGGTTCAATAGTATTGAACTGAACATTCATTGATGCTGCCGCATTAACTCCACCAAGAGAATTTTCATCTTTGAAACTTACCTGCCCATCTCCAGAAGTTCTAGATCCTCTACTAATTTGTAAATGATAAGTATCAAAATCTCTCTTAGATTTTAGAGCAGTGTCTGATGGTAGATTGTGTTGTGTATTGATTCTAGTTAAGGAAATACCATTCAGTTCATAAGTATAAACCGAATCGTTAATAGAGTGCTGTCTTATGGTAGTGTTATCAACACCTCTAGTTCCAATTCCAAGTGTTCCAGCACCTGCACTACCAGCAATGATTGAATTGTAGTAGATGATTTCATTATTTACCTTTAGGTATCCTCTAGAAGTTGTAATTCCTTCAAAGTTTGCAAACAGCGAAGTGTTAGCAACAGAAATTGTGGTATCATTAATACCCAAATTTGCATTAAGAGTTGTTGGAATTGTATTTGGTTGAAGATTTGCTAGGACAACTATATTGTTGTCTGCGTGCATTCCATGATTACTTTGAGTTACTTCCAGAACCCTTCCATCATACAGATTACTGATGACCGAAGATGAAAGAATATCAGTATTAGCACACGATACAGCAGTATTTGTTGTGCTGTAATAAACCAAATCCTGTTCGGCAGTAAATTCTTCACCCTGAACATTGGTTAGATATAATGTATCTTTTCCGTTTAGAGTTGCAACAGAAATTTGAGCATTTTTACCCTTAGTAACGCTTGAAGTAGTAATTCCCAGAATATCACCAACAACATATCCATTTCCTGGAATTGTTATTGTAGGAGTTCCAGATACTAGACCACTAGCAAATGTGATTGATGCAGTAGCACCACTACCATTTCCAGTTATTGAATAAAGTGGAACATCAGTGAATGTTCCATCACTGTATCCAGCACCAACTCTGTTTACAGATACTGTATTGAGTTTTCCGCCAACCTTCTCAATATATCCATTAACAGCGGATGCTGAAGTGCTATCAGATACCTTTCTACCAACAGTAAGAATAGAATCCATTGCGGTAGTTGTTGTAATGCCAACCTTCAACTTTCTTGGTAAAGTCTTAACAGGATTTTCACCCAACTTCGCTACATTGTTATCTACAGTTCCTAGAGAAGGGTTGTAGAAGTATGCAACACCAGATGTTGTAGTGAAGTTTGCTTTATACAACTTAAACATCATATCTTCAAATTGGTCTGTAGTCCAAATGGAACCATTTTGAGACTTGAACAAACTTCCTCCAGTATATTGCTTAGTAGCAATTACACTTTCGGCATCTGGTAGATTTGTAGTATTAACTGTTCTTTCACCCATTCTAGCAATCCATACCTCATAAAGATCTGAGAATGGTGAGAGTAGAACTAAAGCATACTCAGTGCCTGGTTCCAGATAAATTGGTGATGGGAAAGTAATTTTAGTTGCTACGGAAGCATCTTTGGATGTTTTAATCTGAGAAGGATCTAATGTGACCTGAGCATATTCATTTACAAGACGGAGTGTTGGGGTTCCCAACTCAACAGTTCTTAGTTCAACCAATAACTTTTCATTATCATCCTTATTTGCAAAAAATACATCAACGCTGGTCAAGAATGCACCAGTTTCATCGACTGTAAAGGATTGCGCCAGAGGATCATAATAAAGAACCTCAACAGTTCTGGTGAGTGTATTAATTGTACCACTTGTCGTGTATGTACCTTCTCCACTACTGATAAGCAAACTTCCTGGAAGTGGAGTTTCATTAGTGGAACTTGAGGTAAGTCTTAGAGTCTTAGTTCCACTTTCAAATGTCAGTAGAGGTGTTGGACGTGCATATGGATCTTGGAAGAATATAGATCCAATAATATCACCAAAAGTATCGGCAAAAAGTCTAACATCAGTAACTGTTGCTTGAGCTTTGCTTGTCTCACCTAGTATAACCATACCTTTAGAAACATATCCACTATATTTTCCAAGAACTTGTTCCTGAAGTCCTTGAATGTCTACGTTCAGAACAGTTGAAGATGCTGAGTATGCTTGTGGAAGAGTAACTGACTTATCATATGGATTTAATGAATAAGTAGTTGAAGGATTATTGTATGGTCCAGTTTTATGGTTTGGTGGAGCTACTCTGCATGTGAATACATTTGCATCACCAATATATCCTCTTATAGTTTCACCAATTCTAAATGCTCCATTGGTCATTGAAATCTCAATGAGTTTTGGAACAAAATCAATACCACTTGTGCTATCAAAGAAAGCGTAGTGTCTTGCTAGAGGTCTTAAATTAATAGCAGTAAACATTACGTTTCTTGAGCGAATAAGCGGATCAGCAGTTGTAGATGAGAGGGTATAGGTTACTGTACTATCACCTCTTACCAATCCTAGACTTTCCACTCTAACGGTTCTTTCACCCTGAACAACAACTGTTCTTACCCAACTATCAGATGATGGATTCAGAGTTACGCTTCCATTAAAAGAAATCATATTAAATGGATTTACATTTTCAACTCTAGTTGCTAATGGCTGCTCAATCCAAGATTTTTCAGTATATTTTAGAGTAACTAGATTACCAGTTTTTTGAACATTGCTATCAAGAAGACTTAAATTTTGACTAAAATCTGCAGTATCAACATCTATTGATGGGTCCAGTGAAAGTTGTGGAGTTAGAGAATAGAAATCTAATGGGCTAATCAGAGTACTAGATAGTGTATCAATATTTACTGAAGATTCTGTCGCATCCAATCTATCAATGTCTTTAAAGTCATCAACAAAGAACCCAGACTTATAACGATCTAGACCATCAACATCTCTAACTTGTAAAGTCTGAGTGCTAAGTTCCAGCAGTGAAAGTGAGGTTACAGTCTCAAGATTCTCAACTCTATCCTCAATCTTTCCAATATCTCTCATAGTATATCTTCTATTATCCACAAGAGTAATTTCTATGTCTCTTGTGTTGTAGACATATGCTGGAAGGTACAATGTACCGATTTCCATAGCATCTTCACCATGAGATGGTACTTTTGGATTTACTGCAGAAGAACCTTTAATTACACTAAATGCACCTTCTTTGTTGAGTACAACTTTATCAATTCTTGGTAGATAAAAATCATACCCAATAAGAGAACTTTCACCTGGAGTAACTACTAAAGTTGGATTAGTTCCAGTGGTTGCAAATGTTCTACTTGCAAAATCAAATGGCGAAGATGATGTGGAAGTAAACTGTGCTACTCTTGGTCTAAAGTCGAGAGTGTCTGACGATCTTAATCCACTAGAAGTCAGCGGAATATCAGTCTTGTATCTATCAGCAGTATATGAATTTACTGTGTATAGATTACCGGAATCATTAGATGGAATTGTATAGTGATTAAAGATTACTAGTAATTTGTGTGATGGAATATAATTACCATTTACTCTAACAAGTTTGGAGTAATCATAATATTGATCTTTAACACCTTTATCTAAAGTAAATTTATTCGTAATATCCTGGTAGTTTCCAGAATTTACTGCTTGAATAGTTGATATTATAGATGAGTCTTCAAAAGTAGCAACTTCACCAATAACAAATTTACTGGCGTTTAGATAAACAATCTCTACCTTTGTAGCAGAGGATCTAGTAACAACTTGTGCTATAGCACCACTGGTAGAACCAACTACTCTTTCTCCAAGAATTGAATTTGTATCTAAGGAAAGACCGGAAGGTAACTCAATAGAATCAAGTGTTGGTGTTGATGATCCAAAAGACTCATAAACTGCTAAAACTTCTACAACATCTGGGAAGTTGAGGCAAATTTCTTTATCTTCAACTCTAGTTCCATAATAATCAGATTTTGTTAATCCATTAATAGCAGTAGAAACACCAGAATTGCTATTAGTAATGTTTACCTTTTCACTTCTTGTAAATGTTTTTGTCTTACTTGTGATAGAGTTCTTCTTAACAGTTGTATTAACTGTAACGTTGCTGGATTGAGAAGCGGTTAGACCTTCAAATGTAATCGTCTGACCGTTAGATCCTAAAGTAACCTGATCGGATGTTAGATCCTCAACAGTTCCATCTGAATAGAAAACACTATATCTTTCGGAATCAAAAGTCTCAAAAAATGCACTACTAATTCCAGTGGAAGAAACGTTAATTGTCAGAGAACCTGTGGAACTAGTACTTTGAGTTTTAATCTGACTCGATACTAGTAAGTTTGAACCTGCAAGATTCACTGAAGAAACATTTTGTTCTTCTAATGGAGCAAATAAACCACCCTTATCATACGCCGATGGAACTCCCAGTGCAAATGTAACATCTGCAGTAGATCCTGGAAGACCACCATCACAAACTCCAGTAACATCTTCAACCGCAGCAACGGTCATACTGTTATCAGAGTTTACACTGACTACTCTATTGAATGTTTCTTCAGAAGTCCCTGGTAGTTGATATCTAATAATAGTATCACTTTTAATACCTACAAAGTTTTTACCTGGACAGGTTACGTTACCACCGGTTGTGATTCTAATCGTATCGGCAATACCAAAGTTTTTAGGTAATGTCTTTTGTAGGGATGTATCTGCAATAAAGTCTACTTGAAGATCGGCATCAATACTATCAGAATTTTGGTATATTGATTTTACATCCTGAATGCCGTAAGTCTGGACTATTTTAATAGATCTAGAGACTTCTGAACTTTCATTGATGAGAATTTGCTCACCAACAATGAACGTACCAGATGTTTGTATGAGTGTTAGTAAATTGCTTCCACCAGGGGCAGTTGTAACGTATCCAGACGCTCCACTACTTACTCCTCTGATATAAGAACTAGCTGGAACTTCTGCGGTCGTTACAGTCTCATTTAGAGTAATCTTAGTGTATGTCTGAATATCAAACAAATACAAATCCCATTCTGTTGAGTCGTTGGAGTATGCTGAATCGGTCAACCCAAAAGTATAGACTCTTGCCTGACCAATTTCAGTTCCAGTAGCAGCAGTGGTAGATGTTCCTCTTCTTCTATTTTGCAATCTAACTATATTGGAGTTATTGTTAACGCCAAGTACTGGTGTACCCTGGACATTATTAACTCTGATTAATGTTCCAAATTCAAATGGAACTAATGATGATGCAATTGATTTCTTATCTCTAGGTTTTTCTATATCCAGAATGGTAGTCGAAATGGTATCAATATCATACCCTTTGACGTATGCTTTTCCTGGAGAAACTTTTACTGCTAAAAGATTGTCGGAAGGTGTATTTCCTTGATCTGTACTTTGTTCTTTCTTAAAAACTCCGCCATTAGAAAGACCATTATTTAAAGATTCACTTACTACTAGTCCAAATTCATTCAGAGCGTAGTTTCCAGATTCGTCATATGTTCTTTGGGCAATATAATCTCCAATAATATCATAATCCGATTTGGTTACTAGTTTCTTTATTTCACCATTTTCAACTCTAAGTAGTTCTACGAAAGTCTTATCATCATAATCACCCAACAGTTTCTTAGATAATGTGAGTGAAATTTTTAGTCTATCAGCACCTGGTGCTGCATAGTTTGAATAACCTTTCGCATTATCATACAGAGAAGGATCATCCTTAGCAGTTATAATCTCCTCTAAAATTGTTAGACCAACTCTGTAAGATGAATCTGCTCTATAAGCATCAAGAACAATCTTTTGCTTAGATACGTCTACAAAAGTTCCTCTAATAAAGTAAACGCCATCAGATATTCCTACTGCAGTACCAACTGCAGTTGCATTTTCCGTTATTAGAGATGCAATCGATTCTCCAGAACCAATGGTTGTGTTACCATATGTAAAACTTTCTTCAGTGATAAGAATTTCACCATCACTGAATGTAACTACCTCACCTGCATTATTGGCATCTAAGTATTTTACAAATAGTGTAAGATTGGTGATATCATCAACTTCCGAAATATCTGCCCATTTATCAACTATTGCAACAACTCCAGAGGTTTGACCTCTTAGACGCTTACCAACCAATTTGTCTGCATAATTTCTAACTCCTATACCAAAGTGGTCTGAGTTTAATTTTACAGAATTGTAATTAGCATCAAAGGTTACCCCTCCAGGGATAACCATAGATCCTTCTTTAAAAATATGACTACCAAATGATTCAATTTGGTTCTGTAAGATAGACTGTAGAGACGTTAACTCTCTAGCCTGTACAGGAAATCCTGGTTTAAATAAAACTTTGTAAAAGTTATCGCCCTTATCAAAATCGTCATAATAAGGGTTTATATTGAGATTCGTTTTCTGTGGCATTTTTTAGAATTCCAGGATAATTTTAACGTCTTCTTTTTGTCTAGAATTTCTGGTGATTACGGGACGATTATCAAGATATACAATGTCTCCCGACCCTTTATTTATCTCAGGATTAGCAACCCCATTTGTAAACTGGGTTCCAAGTGAAATTAGTTTGTTTCCAGTTGGATTTGTACTAATACCAGTAAATCCAGTATCAATAGAACCAGAAAATCCTCCAGTTGTTGTTACTGCATTTGCATTTGAAGCGAATGAATAAAGTTTGGCGTTTGTAGAAACACCAACATAGTCTGTAGAATCAAAATATGTCTGATTCAGGAAAGAATTTCTGTCTTGGAAATACTTCAGAACTTTAGTCTCTGAATCATATGAAGCTACATAACCTTTTGCTGTACCACCAGTAACAGACTGACTTATCTTATCACCAATAGTTACTGTTCCAGTAACAGATGAGAATTTAATAGCACCAAGAGATGAGAACTGATTTTCAGTAAATACGTTAGTAGATCCAATTGAGGTTGGATTCTTAACTACACCAATTTGGGAAAAGATAACATCAGTTGGAAAATCTCTGGTAGAATCATCAAAACGTGCATAAACTAAAACCTTGTCGGCTCCAAGTTCTTTGTAAATATTATACCCATGACCTTTAGATGGGGGAATAATAGGAATTAATTTTGCTTTAATTGAAGAACTTGAATTAATCGATCCAAGATCGACCATACCATAAGTGTAACCTTTACCGCCAGACGATACAACGGTATTTGTTACCTTTCCATTTGCATCAACATCAACTATAACTTTACCACCAGTTCCATCACCAAGAATATTCAACTCATGAGAACCTTGCGAATATCCTAAACCTTGCAAATCAATATAAACTTTTTTTATCTGGTTTTCATTTGTATCCGAGTCTCCATTATTTCTTACTGCCGATATTTGAGAATCGGTCGAAGTTTCCCAATCAGAAGGTAAAGAAATGTATTCTGTAGAATCGAATTTAATGATATCACTTGGTGTTACAGTATATAAGTATTTCCAAAGATAACCATCACCACTTACTCCAGCTTTTGATGGTTCAAGATCTGTAAATGTTGGTTCATCAAGAGAAGCATTTCCCGAAGTATTGATTCCAGAAGAACCATTATCAATACAAATATAAACCTTATACTCACTATTCATCACATAATAGTTTGCATCATAAAGTCTTGAAGACTTTGTAATGGGAGACAAATTCGTCAGACTATAATCATGACGATAAATTTCATATTTCGTTCCTCTAGTCCAATCAATTCTTCTAACTAGTCTTCTAACATTAGCAGAAGTTACCTTCTTACCAAAAGACATATTATCACCAACAAAACTTTGATAATCAAAGTTATCAACAGGGTTGGGAGTGTTGGTATCCCAATTTGTAGTTCTACCAAAACCAACAGAAGTTGGATTGGATAGACCTACAAAAACATAATATGAGTTGGAAGAATTGGTGACGGAATCTACAAAATTTCCCGCATTTAATATTCTAAACTGATCTGTTACAATTGCCGCCATCGTGATAGCTTTTTTCTATATTTATAACT